GGGTTCTCCATTAGCTTTTATAAATAAAGCTTTTGTATCTTTATTGTTTTCTTTCAGAATCTTTTCTCTTTCTGGAAGCCAATTATCATAATATGGCATAAATTTATCTTTTAGTATATATTTATATAAAAGTTTTCCTTGCTTTCCTCTACCTTTGGTTCTTATTTGTCTCGTGGTCTCTAGAAATAAATCTCCAAAAGCAGTTCTGTTTTCGTCAATTAAATCTATTTCAAAAGATAATAGCTCCGAAAAGCGAGCTCCACTGCATATAGCCAATGCTACCCAGCAGGCTTGCTGGTATTTTTTTTCTTTAGTTAAATATTCGAGCAAAGATTCTATTTGCTCATCTGAAAGTATTGTCTTTTCCCTTCTGCTTTCTTTTGGGGCAGGGTCAATAACTTTTAATATAACATTTCTAAAGTTAGGATATTCTTCATCATAGAATTTTTCAATAAAGTTTGAAAAAGAGGATAACGTGCTTCTTAAATTATTTATTCTTGCAGAACCAAGTTTTAATTCATCGCTTGCATACGAGAAAAAATCCAAAAATTCAAGTTTTTTTATATCTGTAAATAGTTTATTATCGTTATATTCTAAATTCCATACAAAAAATATATTTAAATTTGATTCGTATACACCAATTGTTTTTTCGCTCGAACGTAAAGATTTTTCTTTTAGAAACTTTTTCATCAAATTTAGATTCACAGGATTTACTTTTTCAAGTGCTTCATCTGATGTAATCTTTTTACGAAATGTGTGTCTAGGCATTTTTTATTACTCCGTTCTTTATAAAATAAGTTAACCCGACCGCACAAGCATCTGATTCGTCTGTATTAGCAAATTTTAATTTTGGAAATAAGAGAAGAATTGCATCTTGAACTTCTTTTTTAGAAGCATTCCCTTTTCCGGTAACAACCTTCTTAATTGAAGATGCAGGATAATATATTTGTTCATATTCATTAAACAAATAATTTACTATCCCGTGAACTCTAAATATAACCTGTGTGCTCGCATTATATCGACTAAATCCTTGTTCAATTACTATTTTGCTTGGTGGATAGACTTTTGAGATTTTTATTAAATCATTTCCAATTATTTTGAGTTTCGCAGGAATTTCTTTTTCCTTATGTGTATCTATGGTTAGTAATTCTATGATTTTACCATCATTGGAAAATATACAAATGCCGCTTGAATTTAAAGATAAGTCTAGTCCATATACATACTTGTCTTCCATTTTTGCCTCCTTAAAAAAAGGAGCTTCTCTTTTTACAGAGAAGCTCCTTCTGGGCTATTACCTATGCTATTCTTTCTTGCCTAACTTTAAAATTGCTTCTTTAGTTGCAGCTGAATACAATTTTGCTGCTTCTATTGTTGCCTGTGCTTTTGTTTCTGTAACATCCTCTACAGTAAACATTGCAATAACAATTACAAGGATAGCGTTAATTGATTGCCATATCTCGGCTGGTACCTGTAGATAATTTAAAACAATAGTTTGTACGAGAGCTAAAACGGCAGTCCAAAATTGGCGACTTTTTAATAATTTTTCCATATTAACCTCCTGAGTTAATTTTTAATATAATATTTTGTAATTTTCTTATAGATGAAAATGCTTCATCTATAAGTATTTCTACTTCAGAATTAGATATTTTTATTTCATTCTCATCTGCAAATGAAATTGCCATTTCTTTTACAAGCTCTTTCTTTTGCTCTACTGATAAATTTTTTGTGGACTCTGTTTCGTTTATCAATTTGACATATTTTTCTATTTCATTTTTTATATTTATTTTCTTTATGCTAGTCTCAATTTTTTTAATATATATTCCGCCAAGTACTCCAATTGCGGTAACTAATAGAGTTGTTAAAGCTTGTAAAATTGAATCAAGTACAATTTCCATACTCTTTTCCTTTTTACTCTCTAAAATATCTTTTTCTTACGTTTGGTTTATATGTATCTTTTTCATATAAGCAATATTTATTTGAGCACGCAATATACTCTTCGTCCACATAAAAGATTAACCCTTTTTCTATCCTCTTTACACTTCTAGACCTTATTTGCAAAGGAAATCCACATTCAGGGCATCTTTCTCCTATTGTTTTTCTTAGTTTGCTTCCCATATAAGTTACTCTTTTTGAAGTTTAGATGCTTCCTCTAAAAGGCTTTCTCCTAATTTTTTCATTTCTTCTATTTTTTCTGGGGTTATCTCATCAAGTTCATCTATAATATCTTTTAAAATAGAGAATAGGTTTGTAAGCATGCTTCCTAAAGAATTCTTTTGGGCAATATCTTGCCTTACATCTTCTACGTTTGCGTATAACGCTTTTATAAAGTCATTATAATTTTCTATTTTAGAAATAATTAATTCCCAAAACTTTGTATCTGCATACAAGTTTTCGTATAAGCTTGTTGGCTCTATATTTGTGCATAATTGAACAATATATCCTCTTAAATTATACTCAGCGTTTAAATACCCCAGGGGGGCATTAGGAACCAATTTCTCTTCTTCCTTTGGAAAGAAGTAATCATTTATATATTTACTTATCAGGAATGCTTGCTCCTGTGGATTAATTAATTTCTTTATTTTGAATGTAATGCCATTATAAATTGCGTTATCATATTCAACTTCTTTGTACTGTAAAGATATTTTTTCTTCTTTATTATCTACATTTTCCATTTTTCACCTTTAAAAGTATATAGTGTCTCCACTTTTTAAATTTTTGTATTTTTTGTCAAATGGAATTTCTATTCCATATCCGTTAAAGTCTACACCTATTTTTTCTTCTGATACCCAAAGAACCTTTCCCTCTTTTTTTGGTTCTTCATTTTCTGGAACTAACTCTTCTTTTTCTTCTATCTTTTGCTTTTCAGGTATTGCCTTTTCAATTTTCTCTGTTTTTTCTTCCATATTCCCTCATGTTATTTATATAAATAGTGCGGGGTACTAGTACCCCGCACTATTAAATTATAATTTATCTTACGGTAACTTTTATTGTGGCTGTATATGATGATGTAATACCAATAGACGTGGCTGTAATAGTAGTACTACCACTTGTTAAAGCAACTATTTTACCAGCTGTTGTTATTGAAGCAACTGCAGAAGCAGAACTTGTAAAAGTAACTTGAGATGGTGCCGCTAATTTGAAAGAATAATTTTGGTTTGTAACGGCGAATGCGGACACATAAGTAGTTGCCCCGACTGGAAGACTTATATCGCCACCAGCAATAACCATGTCTACAACATTATCCGCCCATGTTGTGTTTACAATATGTTCCACAACTCTAGCATAGATTGGCTGTCTGCCACACGCAGCTATCTCTTCTGGTGTTGACGGGGTATATGCCAATGCAGTTGCCTCGATTGGAGTTGTTGCAACTCCGTCTCCAGCCATGTTAATAGTAAAAGCACCGCTTAACTGCCCTCTTGGAACAATTACTTGGACAGAACCAATTTTATTGGAAGTAATGTCCGAAGAGTTAAGCTGATAATCTAGAACTAACTTAACAATTTTTGGAACGCTGGTTGCGGGGATAGTAAATTGATTCCCAGCGGTATTGTTTTTAGCAAAATAGCGGACACAATAAGCTTGCGATTTTGGAGCATTTGTAGGAAGAGTGAAGCTTCCACTAGTACTAATAGTAACTTTATATGTTGCTCCTGTTGCCTGGTCTGTTGCCCAACCAACAAGCGGTTTGCCACTTTCAAATGCTAATGGGCAACCGGATACAACAGCAGAGCCAGTAGCACTTACAGTTACACCTTCTTGGGCGTAATAATTGCCAGAGTCAATGTCTGAACCAACTGTTGCAGCAAGCATACCTAAGTTCCATTGAGTATCTTCTATTGTGAATTTAAGTTCGCCAGTGTGAAAATATGTATATTGTAACTGATTACCTTTTCCGCCCCGCACCGGTGTTGAGCCAAGCGTAGCCTCTATAGAGCTATTGGAAAGGGTTTTTCCAATAAATACTAAATTATCTGCATCGTCATACGCATATACGTCTGGTACAGATGTAAGAAATTTGCGATAAGCCATAATTTAACCTCCTGTTTTGTTTGGCGTTAGACGCCAACTTTTTCTTTTAATTTGTCTAATTCAACAGACACATCGCTATATTTGTCTGTATCGTCTATATTTGACAGCCAATGTTTTATGACTGATTTATCTTTAAATTCTACAAACCCAGAAAGGGACGCAGATAGATAAATTTTATAATGTACATAATTGTCATATCTTCTAATTGCTTTTATAAATTTTCTGTAAGGCATTGAATATATATAATCAAACTCCCACCCTGTAACAACAGAAAGAGATATAATGTAGTCTTCTAGAGAAGCTGGATTTTCATTATTCGACTTATTCTTATATCGCCTCGCATCTTCTAAGGATTTCCTTACTTCAATAGACATATTTTCATCAGGTAGCTCTATCATGTTTTGCTGAGAGATTATATTTCTTATCTCTTCAAAATCAAAACTATAAAATTTTTCATCTCCTATAATAAAATAAGGTTCTCCATTTTCATATCTGTATCGTTTAAGACTTTCCATTGGGTCATTGAAGGATGAATCATCTTTTAAACATAACCCAAGTAGTCTGTCAAAATATGCCAAATACGGCTCAGCATCTTTTACTGTATTTAAGTAATATAAATATTTCAGATATGACATTGATATTATTTCTGGATTTGGAGAGCTATTTTTGTCTAATGTTAGGCAAGATGAATACAAAGCCAGGGGCATAACATCTTTTACAATTATTGGATATATTTTTATAGACCTGTATTTTATAGGTAAATCAAAAGTAGTGTAATAAGAAACATCCATAATATTTTCCTTTTGATTATACCGATAGCATTGAGAATATAATTTGTTTACCAGCAAATGGAATTTGCCCAGCTTCAAAAAGCCTAGAGCTATTGTCTAATGTTTCATTGAAGGACAGTAAACCTATTCCTCCAACATCGGCGCCATTAAATGTTGATAGGAGTTCTTCGGCAATAGTATCTATTCTTGTTTGATAGTTACTCATATGATTTATTTTATAATGAGAAAATATCTCCATAGATACCTCGAGCAACCCTATTGTTCTATTCAGCCCAATTGCATGATACGGGGCAATTCTTACAAGCGCTATTTCATTAACCATAACGTCTGGCTGTTTTAAATCCATAAAGACATTATATTTTGAACTGTCTGCTTGCCCGGCATATATTAATTGAGCTTTTTCTTCTTGAGTAAGATTTGGCTTACTCCAGGCGTCGGCATCCGTATATTTTAGAAGTTTCCAAATTAATTCATTGTGTTTCATCATGTATTTTACACAATTGTAAGAAATTTTCGAAAATATCCTAAAATCGTTGTATGCCTCTTGCCCTATAATATTATTTTCAGTTTGAGACGTCATATAACCATGCTCCACGAAGCGAAATGTCGTACAAGAATACTCCTGGATAATTCGGAGTTGTAATCCGAATTGTCAAGTTCGAACTAACATCTTTTTCTATATTCTTTATTTTAAATGAATTTCCATCTATCACAGTAAATTCAAATTTTGAAGGAGGAACGTTGTTTGGAATACATTCAATAGAAAAAGCGTCAGGCTGTTCGACACCATTTTTATATAATTTTATAAAATATGTTTTTGTGTCTCCCTCCAGCACATAATTAGAATTCGGGTCAATCAGAATACTGTATATATCCTCAGCTATCTCAACAACTGATACTTGGCATTCTGTCTTAACAGTTGAATCTTTTATTTTTGCTATTATTGTGCACTCCCCTACATCAACAAATGAAACAACACCACCCGAATCAACAGTTGCTACGCTAGGATTAGATGTCATCCATTCTATTGCTCTTTGAACAGTATTCCCGTTATATTTTACAGATGCAACAAGTTGCTCTTTTGCTTCTATTGCGCCTACCAGCCCGGCTTTATTTAAATCTATTTCATACCGAATTGTGTTTGCGTCAGCAATTCCGTTGACAACGTCGTCTTGGTTGATATTTACAAAGTCTGCAATCAAATCAAGGGTTAATATTCTAGCATCTTGCCAGTTATATGTACTAGTATTTCTAAAATCATTTATACCTGTTCCTATGATTTTATATGCCATCCAATGATTTGGATTGCCAAATAGAAATCTCTGATTTTCATTAATCAGGTTTGTTCTTGTATTGAACTGTGTTTCTATATGAAGAAATCCGCCTGGGGTAGGGAACGGGGAGCCTTGAGTTAGATAGTTTCTTGGTTCTTTTACCAAATATTCTATTGCACATGGCTCTATATATAATGCTCCTGTTTTTTCATCTATCCAGCGTAGCGTATTATTACATCTTCTTACTGTGCAAGTAGAGGTTATGTTTTTATATTTTTCAATATTTACAGTTAGCCAAATATTATTATCAAATTTGTAATAAGTTCCAAGCTCTGGGGCTTTTGATATATCTTTAAAAATAAGAGTTTTCCAATCATCCCCGAGCTTTAGACCTGTCTCGGCGTTTATAACCCCGTCTATTCTAACATCAACCTTGGAAAATGTAAACGAACCAACACTTGTTTCTTCGTATACTTCCCACCAATTTGGAGAATTATAAAACTGATTATCTATTGTTCTCTGTAGTAGGCTGATATATTGATTTTTTGGAGTCTCTGTTTTTCTCGAGTCCAAATTTATTATAGAAGATTTATACTCGTATGTTGCCATTTTAGCCTCAACTAAACATTTGAGAATACCAACTGCCCCAGTCTATCCTTTTATGGCTATAATCTGTAAGCATTTGAGAGCATTCTTCTTTTATTGCATTTAGATATTCTTTTTTCTCTCTTAGATTTAATGCCTCTGAAGAAATGTTAAAGCCTCTGCCTTCTACATGCAAATTCATTTGTGTTATATCATTTATAACTTTCTCATACCAATATTTAAGCATTAACTTTGCAAGTATAACTTTGTTTTCCAAGCTTAGCTCATTATCAAATGTTTTTGTCGTTTTGTCATATGTGAGAGGCTGGTCGCATATTCCGCTAAATTCTGCAATTGCGAAAATAAGCCATGGCTCAAGGTAGGTTTCAAAATCTTCTGGAGAGAATTCCACTAAATCTTGGAGCCTATAATCATTTACTATGTGCATAAAAAGCTCATAAACTTCTCCAAGCGGTGTTCCCATATTTGTAACCTCTCTTTTTTATTTTATTCTTCTTCCAACGCAACATTTGAAAGATAGTTTAAATATTCAACATTATCTGTTATTTTTTTATTTGAAACTCTTTCAAGTGCATCAATTGAATCTAAAGACATTGCGTTTTTATTTTCAGACAACTTATTTGCTACAAATTCTATTATAACTTCTTTTTGTGCGTCATTGGCTGATTGATATATTGATGCAACTTCTTTCGGAGAAGCAGTTAATATTTTTTCTATTTGCTCTTTAGTTAATATAGTTTCATATACATCATCTAAGCCGTTTGCCCGAATAACTCTTTTATCGGCGATATAAAAATATCCATTTGAAACAAAAGATGGATTGGCTTCCATAATATTAAGCAAATCTCTATACAATATTCTTTTTGTTTCTCCAAATTTTGTAAACTTTTTAATGTCCCCGCCCCCATTGGGTCTTGTACTTAAGATAAGTGTATGAGGAACTAAACTAATAACTTTAATATATTCATCTGGCCGAATGTCAGTTACATCATTTTTAGATTCTGACTGTGCTTCTAGTTCAGCGAGTCTAGCGCGCAGAGCAGCTATTTCTTGTTCTTTAGCTTCCTCTGGCGAAAGAGTATCGGCGTTTTTTGTATTCATTTTTTCTCCTATAAAAAATTTATTTGTGGGGGCGGATAAAACCGCCCCCTCTAGGTTAAAAGCTTATGATAAAGCAATTTCTCCAGCTACTGCATTTGTAATAGCTGCGGTACCCCAGGACTTCAGGGTAGAAGCCTTTTGTAAGAGATTTTGTCTATCGAACGGGCTATCGGTTATAGTCATAGTTGTGCCTTCGAGAACAACTTTAACAATCTTCTGTGAAGAAGGAGATAAGAAGTAAATTCTCTTGTCATTTAATTTGAGACCGAAAGGATTCTTCCAATCTGCAACCTGGGGCATAACCATTAAGTCAACGCCCTTGAAGTTTCTGATATAACCAATTCTTGCATATTCACTATCGAGCTCATATCTCCAGTGGGTATCTGAGGCACTTGGAACAACTGCCGAGAGAGCTTGCAAAGTACCCATAGCAACCACTGGGGCGCCACCGTTCCACGCCTGCACTGATTGAGCAATACGAATAAATTCTGTTTCTGAAAATCCGGTCATCTTTAGATTTAGAGGAGAGCCACTCTGGATATTATCCATTGCTGTAGCAAACGTGTTGTAAATATCTATGGTAAGTTCATACTCAAAAGAGCGATTTACGCGAGCAATATAATCTGCGAGAGATTCCTTGCCTTGTAGCACCTTAATGAGAGAAACACCAACAGTCAACTCGTGTGCGGTAGGAAGCACAGCAACCTGCCCAGAATATTGCTTTTGCATTTCTGTAGTGCGTTTTCCGAGGCGGCTTGATTTAGACACAACAAACAAATCGCGGGGTTTAATATCAAATACATAAGAATCGCCCCAGTCCATGTTTCTGATTTCCGAAAATGCACTGATATTAGCAGGAATGGTATTCGGGAAAATCATATCGACAATATTGTTTACAACAGCAAACATTGCCCAGTTCAAAACAGGGTGTGAGCCCCAAGTGGCTACCGGGAAGGCATCTACATTTTGAATGCCAGCAACACGCATAATTTCTTTGCGAAGAGCTGCATTTAACTTGTCTTCTTTTTCAGAAAAAGAATATTTTGTACTATATTCACGAGAGCTATCTTTCTCGTGTTCGGCCAAGTAGTGATTAAAATAGTCGGCTGCCATTTCATAGACGCCGAGATTTTCTTGACCAGCAAATTCAATTAATTTATCTGAGATTCTCATTTTATATTCTCCTTTTCTTTTTTTATTAGTCTGCAACGCATACAAAGCGATATGCAGTTACCCGTTGTAAACTATTAGGAGCACCAGTTGTTGGAAGAGAAATATAAGTAACTTCCAGCAATTTCAAACTTGTGGCGTTAGCTGTTTGAGTTGCACCCCATGTTAATAGTTTCGAGCCGTCTGTGGCATTAACAAACGGGGTAGCACTACCGGAGAGGAAAGTTCCTCCCAGCGCTTCTGCCGTCATTGTAATAATGTCGTATTTTGCTAATTTAATAGCCGGGAATGGATATCCAGCCATATTAACAAACTCTCTCGGGTCTGGAGTAAGCCCCTTATATTTTCCATTTACAACCGCGGTTTCGTCTCCGCTGTATGCCATCCACAAACCCGACAAAGTAGAACCAGACGCTGACGGTAGGCTTACAGACCACACTTCCCGTTCACTTGCATCTGTTGAAAGGGAATCCAATCTAAACACCATACCGTTATCAATATCACTACCAGATATAGCAGTGCGGTTATAAGCACCATTATAATCTGAGGTAGTTTCGTTTAAAATTACAACACCATGAAAAGCCATAATAAAACCTCCTTGTTTTTGTTAGGGATTAATTATCCCAAATATCTTTTTTAATTTCTTCTCGGTTTGCAAAAGGCAAGCCGACTGCTTCTACTTGCTCTTCGTTCCCTGTATTTGCCTTTGCGACAAAGTCAAAAGAAACAGCTTTGCAATATATCTTCCAATTATCTATATCAGAAATGGAATATTCTTCTGCTTTTTTCTCTAAAGCGTCTCTAACCCCTTCCGGGAAAACAACTTTACTTTCTAATTCATCAAGTGTTTCCTTTACAGCAAAAGCCTTTTTTGCTTCTTGCGCCTCGTGTTCTGCTTTAAGCAATCTTTCGTTTTCACTCATATATGCTTTCAACTCTTCATCCTTTTTGGCAAGCGAAGCGTGCATTTTACTCATTTTAGCAAAAAGACCACCAAGGGCTACGCCGAAATCTGGGGACATGCTTTTAAGTTCTTCTTTTGCTGCGCAAATTTCGGGCTCTTCATCTTCTTCAGCAAATAGCCACGACATAGCTTCAGGAACTTCAAACTTGGCCTTTTCTTCTTGAGGCTCTTCTTGGGGCGCTTCTTGGGGCGCTTCTTGTGCCTCCTCAAATTTTTCTTCAGTTTGGATTTCCATGCTTTTTTCAGTTTCCTCCATGTTTACTTCCTCCTTTCTATTAGACGGTAAAGATAGACTATTATTTTCTTCAATCTTCTCCTCTTCTAATAAATCTGATTTATCTTCTTGCTCTTTTTCCATTTTCTGCTCTTTATTTTTAACCCATTTGCCATTTTCTACGTGATGTGTCTTTTTAAAATTGGCTATAGCAATTGCCCACCCGTTTTTCTTTTTATCTACGCCTATAGCGTCAGCCTGACTTGCAATTTCGTTTGCTTGGGCTAAAGTAATTGGTGGGTCAATCCCTTTTAATGCAGGGTTTATATCTGATATTTTTTTGTATGGAAAACTAATAATTTTGTCTTGTATCATTCTATTCCTCTTTTCAAGCAATTTAAGCAATTCTTCGGCTTCTTCTCCCCCATGCAAGTTATAATCTGTTAAAGATACATTTTTTTTGTCAGAAAAATATTCTTTTAGCTCTTCTGCTAATTGTTCAGTAAGAGTATCCATTTTTATTATATTTTTTGCTATTGATATACTTGCTGGTGTTGAATAGTTTTGCTTTTTTGCTTCTTCTAATGCCTCTCTTGCGTTTTGCTTCATTTGCTCTGAAATTTGCAGAGAAAACTCTTCTCCAAACTCTTCTTCAAAATCTGAAGCAAAAGATAAAACAGTAGCCGACGCCATTGGAATAGCAGGGGTAACATGATTTCCAAGTATGGTTATACATTGATATTCAAAATCAAGCAATTCTTTTTTGCCGTTTGGTAAATCAATGTAATCTTTTACTATCATTTCCACACTAACTGGTTTTTTACCACCATCACGTTTGAATATATTCAATAACGACCCTGTATATCTTTTCCAAATATATGCTACTGTTGAAAGCATGGTTCTACCATCAGATAGTTTTTTTGTTTCAATAGTGGATGTTTCTGGAACAAAACCACAGGGAGTTTCTTCCTCATCATGCGTATATACATCATCAAGGACTTTATCATATTTCCATACTATTGGGCAGTATTTGATAGTATCTGCTGTTTTCATTAGAGTATCTTCAGATACATATAAATCATTCAAATTATCTCCAGAAGCAAAAAAGTCCAATTTTACAGTAGCAAATTTAGAATTTGGGTTTTCATTTATTATATTTGCTTTTTCTATAGCAAAAGTT